AGATCGCAGTTATACAAATAGTTCTCACACTTTTGACACTAAGTAACATTTAAGAGCATTACAGTTAATATAAACAATTAACACACAATTACGCAAAGTTATTAAATATCAAAATAAACATATATGCGTGATTTATAACAATAACTGTATGTTCCTTAAATATAAACAATTAGCAGTAAATGTGAGATCTTATTGTGTACTAAGCGAGTGTATCATAAGAAAAAAATAATGTCAACTCACAGATACACAAAATTACACATAGTCCAGTAAATTGTCAGCATTATGTAACAATTAACACTCACACAGTTGTTGTTAATTTGTGAGAATTATGTTATAATACTAATAGTTAATTAAGAACTATGATTTAACAGACTAATTAATAACAACTCACAGTAACTTGGCAGTCTTAAGTAATAAGAATGTGATGCAGAATTGCACTCACTATTATACAATTAAGGACAGTGTTTTTCGTTCTTAAATATTTTTTGTGGTTTTATAATGGGGGTTTTAATGCTAAGGAACCTTTCTAAGCTATAAACGACCCAATTCGACCTTTCGTTATCAGTCTGAAAAAAAAATTTCTGATATATAAAAACAAACGGTCAGTCCACATATTAGTGAAAAAATTTTCCAAGATTACATTGCCTGTGAGGGTTGACTCAGTTACTGATGAATACATAATCACGATACCTGAGTCTTTTGTACAACAGTTAGATCTGTACGAGGATCAGGAACTTACACTCGAACTATACGAAGAAGGAATCTACATCTCAGAAGCATGAACAAGACATATCACATCTACTTTGAGGATAAGTGTTTGTTTAAGAACCTAGATCAGCATGAATTTGATGTCATCTGGGGGAGAATCTATAGATCTTACCATACAGATAGTATTACATATGAATGTGTTGGTACAGATTGTGACATTGTTGATAGTGGTGTTTTAGCAGATGCTTCGTACTGAAGGTTATACATGGGGTCCTTACCTGTGGCGAACTACACTTCATAGTGATATAATAAGTGTAATACTTAAGAGGGCGAACTACTATCGTGGTGATAAGTCTGCCACACCTATGCTACCATTCAACTTTGATGACCAATGGCATCTACCTGATGAGACAAAGGATTGGTTCTGGGGGATCTTTAAACCTCATCTTAAAAAGTATTTGGGAGGTTATAGTCGGCACAACCAACTACCTGCTCCTACCGATGATGATATAAGTAACTGGGCATTCGACCATATATGGGTTAACTACTACAAAGAACATGATATGACAGCACTCCACAATCATGTAGGAGACTTGTCTATTGTGTTGTACCTACAAATACCTACCTATACGGACGAGGTACTTGGAACTGCTCCTGCACCTGGTTCTATTACATTCTCATGGGGAGACTCTAAGAAGACATTTGAACCAAAGGAAGGAGAGTTGTTCATATTCCCATCAGGTTTACATCATATGGTAATGCCACATAAGACTAAGGGTGCAGAAAGAGTATCCTTATCGGCAAACCTCTACTACAACGCACCTTTTCATGGATAAAGTTCACACATGGGGTCCTCCTATATGGCAAACTACGATTAGTGATAGTATTATAAAGGACTTATTAGAGCAAGGCGACGCAGTTCGTAACCATGAACAGTTCAATGCTGAGAATGACTTAGCAATGAATACACATGATGAATGGAATTACCCACCAGACTTCGTTAAATGGTTCTCACAGGCGATTAGAGGCAAGTTAGATGAATATATGCAGATATGGGGAAAGCATCAAGGACAGACATATAACAAGTGGTTGTCGTATTGGTATATTGATAGTCTATGGGTCAACTATATGCAGCAGCATGACTGCAATCCATTACATGATCATAAGGGAAGTATAAGTTTTATCATATATCTGAATGATGTACCAGAGTTACTAACAGAGAAGGAAAGACTGAATCTGACTAATAACGGTCCTGTGCCAGGTTCTGTCATGTTTACTCATAATGATGAGAGAAAGTTTTTCTTTCCTAACAAAGGGGACTTCTATCTTTTTCCTTCTAATACTCTCCATATGGTTGTACCCTATAAGAGCGATGTCACTCGGATATCTGTATCAGGTAATATTATATTTCCAACCTAATTGTCAACCTCTATATAATATGTTATAATAATGAAGTGTTACAATCATTATGGCTAAAGGATTCACTGTAAAGGCAAAGTCACCTGCCAAGAAAAAGGCGACTCAGGAATGGGATTACGATAAAGCATGGGAACTATTGAGAGGTAAGTCTCTCGTTTTTTGTATGCCAGGTCGTGGATGTTCATATGTTTTTCTAAAGAACTTTGTTCAAATGGCATTTGACTTAGTTCAACATGGAGTTAGCATACAGATATCACAAGATTATAGTAGTATGGTTAACTTTGCTCGTTGCAAGTGCTTAGGAGCAAATGTTCTCAGAGGACCTGATCAGATACCTTGGGATGGTAAGTTAAAGTATGACTATCAGTTGTGGATAGACTCAGATATAGTATTCAAGACAGAACAGTTATTACAGTTAGTCCTAATGGATAAAGATATAGCAGCAGGTTGGTATATGACAGAAGATGGTCAAACCACTTCAGTTGCTCACTGGTTGGATGAAGACAACTTCCGTAATAATGGAGGAGTCATGAATCATGAGACTGGTGAAACCATGTCTAAGAGAAAGAAACCATTTACAGTCGATTACACTGGTTTTGGTTGGGTTCTTATTAAGAAGGGTGTATGGGAACATGAAGATATGAAATATCCTTGGTTTGCACCTAAGATGCAAGTCTTTGAGTCAGGTGATGTACAAGATATGTGTGGAGAAGATGTATCATTCTGTTTAGATGCATTAGAAGCAGGGTTTGAGATATGGTGTGATCCTAGGATTAGAGTTGGACATGAGAAAACAAGGATTATATAATGATAGATAGAAAGATTAACAAGAAAACTAGGCAGGGTAATGGTCAGAATACAAAATATTCTGCGTCGTCCCGAAACGCTGCTCGAAAAAAATACCGTGGGCAGGGCAAAAAATAGCGAGCGTTCCTCGATGATTACTGTAAAGTTCACTATTAAACAGGATGGTACTATAACCGACGAGATAGTTGGTGTAGAAACCATCCCTATGAAGGATTGCCTTAAGAAAATACGACATCATATAGATGAGAGACTACTAAGAGATGACACTTTATATGAAGAAATACTAAAAGATGCCGAATGGGACGAGAAAAGAATGGATGTCATAGGTCAAAATGGCAATGATGGACTACATTATGAGGATGAATACTACGAAAGAGAGCATACTTCTGAGTGTAGTTAAAAAAAATTAAAAAATAGGGTATAAATAACTCACGAACCCTGTGCCAATTTTGATGGCAGTCAATAGATCCCACTCTTATAAAGATATTACACTCGATTTTGTACCAAATCCTGTAACAGGAGACTTAGGAGTACTTAAAAACGAGAGAGCAATCATGCGTTCTGTAAGAAATCTTGTCCAAACTAGAATAAATGAAAGATTTTACAGTGATGTTGGGTCAGAAGTATCAGATCTTCTCTTTGGTTTTTGTGATGTTGCAACTGGAGGAGTCATAGCAGACGAAGTTAGGACACTTATAGCAACATTTGAACCAAGAGTGATGAATGTTTCTGTAACAGCAGTGCCTAAACCTGACTTAAATGAGTATGAGATGGAAATTAACTATCAAATTGTAGGACAACCAAGAGGTATACAGGGGTTTGCGTTCATTTTAGAGGCAACTAGGTAACAAAATGCCAGTAAGTAAGTTTACAAATTTAGATTTTGATCAAATTAAGGATCAGATTCGTCAATATTTGAGATCAAACAGTAATTTTACTGATTTTGACTTTGAAGGATCGAATATGTCGATCTTAATTGACATTTTGGCATACAATACTTACATTTCAGCATTCAATAGTAACATGGTAGTCAATGAATCCTTCTTGGATTCAGCTACTTTAAGAGAAAATGTTGTTTCTTTGGCAAGAAATATAGGATATGTACCAAGATCTCGTAAATCTGCTCAAGCAGTCATCAATTTTGACTTTAAATTTAACGGAAATAGTAATACAGTAAAATTAAACAAAGGATTAGTCTGTGTTGGAGCATCAAATAACACTTCTTTTACATTTTCTATCCCAGAAGATGTAATTGCAGCATCTCCTGTTGATCAAGGAAGCAATATTTTAGTAAATCCACCAAGAACTGCTAAATTTGAGAACCTCATAGTCTATCAAGGGACTCTTTTAAAGAAAAATTTTGTAGTAAACGGTAGTTTAGACCAAAGATTTATATTAGAGAACTCATTTATTGATACTGAGTCTATTAGAGTGTTTGTAAGGAAGGGTGGAGCTACTGCAGGACTAGAATATTCAAGAATTGACAATATTACAGCACTAGATTCAACATCTAACATCTATTTGATACAAGAAATCAAGGATGAGAAGTATGAATTGCTATTTGGTGATGGATTTTTTGGTACAAAACTAGGAGATGGTGATATTATTGAAATAAGTTACATTATTACTGACGGAAAAGCAGGAAATGATGGTAAATTCTTCTCATATAGTGCAGATGCGGTAGATGATGCGGGTAATCCACTCGCTGCAAGTGCAACACCTATTATAAACACCATACAAAACGCAAAAGGTGGTGGTGATATAGAAGATATAGAGTCTATTAAGTATATTGCACCCAGAGTTTACTCATCACAGTACCGAGCAGTCACCACAAAGGATTACGAGGCAATAGTACAGAGTGTTTTCCCTGATGCAGAGTCTGTTTCGGTAGTTGGCGGTGAAGAATTAGATCCACCTGAGTTTGGAACTGTTGTACTAAGCATAAAACCAAGAAATGCAACATTTTTATCTGATTTTACCAAAACAAGAATTCTAGATCAGTTAAAAAACTACGCAATAGCAGGAATTAACCAAAGAATAGTCGATCTTAAGATTCTATACATTGAACTTGATAGTGCAGTCTATTATAACACAAATGTATACGATGAAACTGATACTTTGAAAGCACAAGTAACTCAATCGTTGACAAATTACGGAAGATCTACTAATTTGAACAGATTTGGAGGAAGATTTAAGTATTCTGACTCTGTAGCAGTTATTGACGATACAAATAAGGCAATTACATCAAACATTACTAAAGTTGTAATGCGTAGAGACTTAAAACCTGTATTTAATTCGTTTGCTCAGTATGAATTATGCTTTGGTAATGAATTTCATGTAAACAAAGATGGTAGAAACATCAAAAGTACAGGATTTACAATTTCTGGTCGATCTGATCTTCTATACTTTACAGATATTCCAAATCCAGACCTAAAAACAGGACAATTAGCAGTTATTCAGTTAGCAGAGGTTGAATCAGACTCATCTGCTGTTGTTCTTCCATCTGCAGGAACGGTAGATTATGTAAAAGGTGAAATTATCATCAATACATTAAATATTACTAGCACAACTCGTGGAAGTGGTCTAATAGAGATTCAAGCATTCCCAGAATCCAATGATATTATAGGATTAAAGGATTTATACCTCCAATTAGACATGGCAAACACCAAGATAAATATGGTCAGAGACACGATATCTTCTGGACAACAAATATCTGGAATTGGATATAGAACAACCTCTAGTTACTCAAATGGTACTATAATTAGGTCATAAAAAGAATGATAGAAACTTACAGTCCACTATCTTCAAGGGTTAAGACCTATCAAGTTGTCGGAGATCAAACTCCAGAGTTTGCAAAGGCAGAAAACCCACTATTAGAAGAATTTCTAAAGCAATATTACATATCACAGGAACATCAAGGTGGTTCTCTTGATATTGGGGAGAATATTGACAAATATATTAAAATTGATAACTTAACAAAAGAAGTTGTAGCAGGAGTAGCTACTGTTGCATCTGGTATTGACTCTACAACCGATACTATAACAGTTTCCCCTAATACCAAAGGATTTCCACAGGAATATGGTCTTTTAAAGATTGACGATGAGATAATAACATATACAGGAGTAACTACCAATACATTTACAGGATGTACAAGAGGGTTTAGTGGTATTACAACATACCGCACTGTTAATGACCCATACAATCTAACATATACATCAACTACACCTGCTGAACACGATTCTGGTGCAAATATACAAAATTTAAGTGCATTATTTTTACAAGAGTTCTACACTAAGTTAAAAGCACAATATACACCTGGTTTAGAAGGTGTTACACTAAGTCCTACACTTGATGTTAACAATTTTATCAAGGAAGCAAGAAGTTTATATGAATCTAAGGGTACTGATGAGTCATTTAAGATTTTATTCAAAGCATTGTTTGGTTTAGAACCAAAAATTAATGATCTTGAGCAATATCTGATAAAACCATCATATGCCAACTATTTGAGAAGACAATCCTTTGCTGTTAGGGTAATATCGGGTGATCCTCTTAATTTAATCGGTCAAACACTATACCAAGACAACGAAGTAGGCAATGATTTAGTAAATGCTGCATCAGGACCTATTTCAGATGTTGTACAGATAAGAGATGACTATTATCGCATATCTGTCTTTATTGGTTTTGATGATAGAGACTTGATTGAAGGTAATTTTGTAATACCAGGCAAAACACAGGCAATTGGCACTATTGGAATAGGTGCAACTGTAATTACTGTTGATTCTACCATAGGATTCGGAAAAACAGGTACTTTCCAAGTAGGAGTAGCTGATGACTCGTTCTATCAGACATTAGACTATACAGAGAAGACTGTAAACCAGTTTATTGGTGTTACAACCGCATTAAAAGAGATTCCATCAGCAACTGAGTTATATGCACCTACTTTAGTCTATGGATTTGAAAATAACGACTTAAGTAAGAGAGTCAACATGAGATTGACTGGTGTAATTAGTGGTTTTGAGTCTTTACAGAACTTATATGGACTAACTGAGCAATCTCGCATTCAAGTTAAGAACTTAGGAAGATATGTCAAGAATCCACCAACAGATCAGACATATTCACAAGTATTTTTCAATTCTTGGATTTATAATACTAGTGCAAGGTATGAGATAGAGCAATTCTTTGGAACTACCTTTACTCTGAAGGGAAGGATTGATAAAGCAAGTTTAAAGAAGAATGATACCGTAGAAATCGTTATCAGAAACACCCAGACGGTCGTTCAAACGGGTTTAAATGTAAACTTCGTAAATACTGCACTAAATCAGGTAACGCTCTCAGGAACCTTTACAGCAGGGTCTGGTATCGACTATGATATAAGAAGAGTTCAAGAAAAAGCAAGTAGTTCAACGGTTGAGGTCATTGGTGGACAGGATCAGATACTTGCTGATGTAACTAACACTTATATTCTTGATGCTAAGTATTCTCCAACTAATTTAAAAGAAGGTTATGTAGCATCTAACTCTATTCCTTCATATGACATAATAACTGAGAAAATAACTGCAACATTAACAGATCCTAAGATAGGAAATGCTGATTTTGAAGGATATGATGTTTTAACCAATAGATACACAATTTTATCATTTTCTAGCAGTGTACCCTTTAAAACTGGAGAAGAAATTTCATATGTGCCACGAGGTAACACTGTACCGATTGGTGGACTGACTAGAGCATCATTTTTTGTAGAAGTATTAGCACAAAACAATAAAATCAAGTTATATCAGTCAAGATCGTTTATTCCGTCTGGAATATCGGTTGGATTTGTTCCTACAGAACTTCCTACAGGAATTCATGACTTTGTTCGTGTAGAACAAGCAAGAAAGTCTATTTTTCCTTCTGGATCACTTAAGAGATTTATTTTAGACCAAAATCTAACTGATGGCACAAAACCAAAGACAACATCTGAACAAACACAAACTGGGACAACAGGAATGTTGGTCAATGGTGTTGAAATTACAAATTACAAATCTGACAAGTGTATTTACTACGGACCTGTAAAATCCTTCGATATAGTCAATGCAGGTGAAGGATATGATGTTTCATTCCCACCTTCAGTCGGTTTTGAGACTAGTACGACTGGTATCAACACTGCTTATGGTAGAGTATCAGTTGCAGGTACTGTTACTGGTATTTTAGTAGATCCTGTTGAATATGAGATTAAAAATGTAGTATCTGTAGATATTCATGGTGGAAATGGATCTGGAGCAAGAGCAGAAGCAATAACAGAACTAGCATACAGATCACTTACTTTTAATGCTAAAAAGTTTGCAATAGGTGGTGATATTGATGTTTCGTCAGATAGATTTATTTTAGACAAAGAACATTTCTATAAAACAGGTGATAGAGTAATATACAATGCAAATAACAATAATCCAATAGCACTTTCTACTAGCACTGCTATTGGTGTTGATACTGGTCTTGTACAAGGTCAATCTTATTATGTTGGTGTTGCAGCAACAAATATATTCCAAATTTACAGAAATAAGACAGATGCGGTATCAGGTGTCAATACAATAAGTTTTGGTTCTACTGCAGGTGATTCTAACATTGGTATTCATCAATTTAACGATTATGAGACTAAAAGAAGAATATCTAGAATTGCTATAATTGATAGTGGATCAGGTTACACAAATAGAAAAATATCAGTAGATCCTGCAGGAAGTATTGGTGGAATCAGCACTGTTAGAGATTTTGTTGAATTTCCTAATCATGGATTCAAAGATGGCGAAGTTGTTCATTATAGCACAGATGGAGTTAGAATTACTGGTTTATCAACAACTGCACAGTATCAAGTATTAACAATTGACGACCATAGTTTTAGATTATGCAATTCTGGTTTAGCAACCACAAGACTACCCGATCAAACAAATTATCTCAATAAGTTATACACTAGGTTTGATTCTACTGGTTCTGGATATCAAAACTTCTTTTATCCTGCGGTAACCGTTGATGTCAATGTTGTTACCAGTGATGACGCTAATAGAACCATAGAAGCATTTCCTATTGTTCGTGGTAAAGTTATTGACACCATCCTTTATGATGAAGGTCGTGATTATGGATCTAATATAATAAACTTTGAGAAAACACCCATTGTAACTACAAATTATGGTGAGTTAGGTCAAATTGGATTAACCATTGTTAATGGTAGAATAACAGATGCTTTCGTTCAAGCAGCAGGTCAAAACTATGACGGTCCTCCTGATTTAACAGTTGTTGGAGTAGGAACTGCTAATGGTGCTAGACTTCGTGCCATAATGAGTGGTGGATCAATTGATAAAGTTAAAGTTCTAGCATCAGGTGTTGGATATGCATTATCAACAACATCAGTCACTGTTCTTCCACCAGGTAATGCTGCAACATTTGCTAGTAACATTAGAAAGTTAACAGGTAATAAATTTAAGACAAGTAAGACAGTTAATGGAGACTATCTGGGTGCTGTTGAGGGTGGATTAGCAATAGAAAGTGTTGGATATGGTGAGACAGTTAGAACTGTATTTGATGATGATGGTGCAGGACACTCTCCAATCATAGGATGGGCATACGACGGAAACCCGATTTACGGTCCTTACGGATTTTCTGATAGAGATAATATTCAATCTGGTTCTAGAAGAATGCTCACTTCTTACAAGTTAGATGCATCTAGAGTTAAGAATAGACCTAGCACAGGTGTATTTGAAGCAGGATACTTTACAGAAGATTATTACTATGATGCTAGTGGTGATTTAGATGAGCACAATGGTAGATTCTGCAAGACACCTGAGTTTACTCAAGGGATATATGCATACTTTGCAACTGTAGATAGCTTAGTTCAACCTGAGTTTCCATACTACATTGGTCATACTTACAGAGGATTCCCAATAGCAGAGAACATACAAGTAGGTAATAAGATAAAACAAAGTAACTTTGATTTTGAAAATTCAGAATTAGTTAGAAATACAAATCCATACAATATGTTTGGTAGTGGTGTATCATATGATTATGTGGTTCAACCATACAAATCAATCAATAATATTGCTTTCCCTGACAGAATATTATCTGGATCAATAGACAATATCAAAATTGTCCAACCAGGCGTAGGATATACCGTAGGCACACCGTTAACATTTGACAACGCAGATACTGGAGGCACAAATGCGTATGCCATTGTTAATCAAATCAACGGTCAACCTGTAAGTAGAATTAGTACAATCTTTAATAAGTTTGAGGATATAATATTTTCATGGGGTGGAGGAGATAGAGTTATTGCTCATAGAAAACCATTCCATCAATTAAAGCAAGATGACTTTATACAGGTTTCTGGATTGTCCACTAGTATTATTGGATTGACCGCATCTCATAAAATTAGTATAGTTGATTATTCAACAACTTTACTCGATGATGGATTTGTTGGTGTTGTAACTGATATTAGAGTACAATCTATTGCTCCTACTGTTTCTGTTGGTGCTACAATTGGATTTTCAACACAAATAGTATCTGCAGGTATAGGAACAACTGTTGGTGTTGGATCAGAGACTGCACAGATTTTAAATATATTCCCTGATGATCAAGTATTAAGAATTCGTAGATCAGGTGCTGCAGCAACTACAGGAATTCTTGGTATTGGAGTTTCATTCTTTACAGATCAAGCTATTATACCACTACCAGTTGCTTACTTTGAATCTCAACCAGATAGAAAACTATACTTCAACCCTCAAGAATCAGTTGGATTTGGTACTACAGTATCTCAGACTATAACTAGACCCTATCAATACATGGGTGTCACAAAAGATAGATCGCTGTTAACAAGAACAATACATTTAGAGAATCATGGTTTAGAAACTAATGATGAGTTAAGATTTTCTGTCCCCACTGGTGGATCTCAGATTTCTTGTGCTACATCGGCAATATATGCAGGTACATTTAATTTTCCAACTACAGTTTTTGCAGTTAAGAAGACTGAGGATACAATTGGTATAAAAACAACTAAAACTTCTTCTGATATAGTCTTTATCAGTGGAGGAACTGGTAGATATGACTACTTAATTGAAAAAGTAGAACCAGTTAAAGTTACAGGTACAATAGAAAAAATAGCAACCACTATTGAAACTACTGCTGATCATAGTTTAGAAGATGGTGATATAGTTGATTTAATTGTAAAACCAGGTCTTACAACTGGTATTGGTACAACAACATACACTAAATTAAAAGTTATTGATGATTATTTGATTACCAATCCTCTAGAAATTGCTGCATCTGGAATAAACACAACTACTAATAGAATTACATCAAATGATCATAGATTAGTTACAGGTGATAGGATATTATATTATGGTGCAAATTTACCAGATGGTATTACTCAAAAAGAATACTATGTTGTTAGAATAGATGATAATACAATATCTCTTACAAATACTTTTGCAGAAACAACAGGTGTACCAACACTTGTCAATATAACAAGTCAAGGTGGATCTGGACAGACAATTAACCCTATAAATCCTCAGTTAAGACCTTTCAAAAATAATGATTTAGTCTTTGATATGAGTGATCCTAGTTTAGCAGATTATCAACTAAAATTCTACTATGATACAAATTATTTCAATGAATTTGTTGGATCTGCTACAACTGATAGTTTTGAGGTTATTGGTGTAAGCACATTGTCAACTGTTGGTATTGGATCTACTATTCCTACCTTTGACAATCCATTCCACCCAACTACAGTTCTTAAATACTCAGATACTTCACCAGAATTAATATTCTACAATGTATTTGGTGTTAGTGGTGTAGCAACTACTAAAAACACTGGTGTAGTCAATCAAGGTCAAATTAAGTATGTTGATAGTGGATACACAGGTAAATTTAACATAGTAGGTGTATCAAATACTGAATTTAAAGTCAATCTAAGATTTGCTCCTGAGTCTTTACAATATTCAGATACTGACTGTGATCAATTATCATATACAACTAAATCACCAACTGCTAGTGGTGGTATATCTTCAATTAGCATTCTTAACCGAGGATTGAACTATCAGTCAATTCCTGGCATCAGTAGTGTTGCAGGATCTGGTTCTAATGCAATATTGATTGCAGAGTCTGTAGATATTAACAGATTAGCAGAAGTATCTGTTCCTGACGATGTTTTTGGTTATCCTTCTGATAATACACTAAAACCAGATGCTTTCATACCTAGAGTTCTTACTATTGCTGATTACTCAACTATTGTAGATGTTAGAGTATCATTTGGTGGTAGAGCATATCTTACTGCACCTCAACTGGTTATCTTTGATAAGTTAACAGGTGAAGTTGTAGAAAGTGGACTTATTACTTGTGAGTTAAGTGATTCTGCTGTTACAAGTGCAACTGTTAGTGTGCCACCTTCGGGATTGTCTGAAAACGAGTTTGGAGTAGCACCTATAAGAAATAGTAATGGTATTGCTGTACTAGAAGCGTTTGGTGAAGCAGGTGTATTGACATGTAAGATATCTACTCCAATTTTAGGATATAAGAAAGAACCTCTTGCAATAGGTGATTCTATATTCTTAGAAGGTATTACATCATATGATGGCACTGGATACAACTCTGCAGATTATAAATTTACACCGTTCAGAGTTGCTGACTATAATAATGCAACAAACCCAAGACAGGTTACTTTTGATTATACTGGAATTACTACAAATCCTGGTATAGGTGCAACTGCAATCTATGGATTTGGTAATATAACTAAGTTTGGTAATCTTGCAACATTTGAGGTTACTAAAGGATTCTCATCATTTGTCCAAAATGAGAGATTTAAGAGAAATACCAATCCTCTTGCTGATGTTAGATTAGACTTTGTAAATGTCAATACAGCAAATATTATTGTTAGTGGTTCTGAAGATTTAGAGACTGGAGACATATTAGTAGGTAAATTAAGTGGATCATCTGCTAGAATTACTGGGGTAGAAGAATTTGATGGTAATTTCAATATTCAAGCATCCGTCAAAACAACAGTCGGTTGGAGAGACAATGTTGGATTAATTAATGATACAAACCAAGTATTACCAGATAATGACTATTATCAAAACTTATCTTATGCTATTGAGAGTCCTAAGACATACGAAGACTTAATTACCTATGTAAACGATATTGTTCACCCATCAGGTCTTAAAAACTTTGCTAACACTGAAATTATAACAGATGCAAACTTACCAGGTTACAAAGCTGTTGGAGAAACATTCCAACCTGCTGAAGATAAAGGTGGTTTAGTATTAGACTTTATTAATGACCCACTTAGAGTAGATGCAATATACCCATATGACTTAGCAAGAGATTTCCAAGCAGAGGGTAATATATCTAAATTTGTAGAACTTAGAAGCACTAGATTAGCAGACTTTATACTAAACAAAACAAATAGAGTATTGATGCATGATGATATTAGTCCTCAGTTTGTTTCTAACGATTCTAATGATTTAAGTCCATTTAGAATTGTTGCTAGTTATCCTTCTCCAAGAAAATTCCAAAGATTCTTTACTCAGACTGTTCATCAGGCAGAGGATCCTTCTAAGAACCAGTATCAGTTAAATGAGTTTATTTCAGTAACTGTTGGTGGAGATACATTCTTACTACAAAAATATGAAGCTAAGAATTATGATCAATTAGGTTTCACTACAAGTTATGTTCAGTTTGACACAGATTTCTATGGATCAACAACAAGTCTATTAATTAGACCTAATGAACCATTCGATACTGATTATGAGGTTAAAACTTTCCAATCAAACTTCTCTGATACTGTTGGAGTAGGAACTACCGTATTTGGTAAAATTAGACTAGAATCATCAGTTAGCACAGTGGGTGGAGCAAATACACTAGGAGTTGCTCTCACAACTAATGTTCTTGGTGTTTCTACACTAACAACTCAAGCTGCTGTATTACAATTTGTTGTAAGTGACCTAACAACTAGTCAAGTTGATTACTTTGAATATGCAGCAATGCATAATGGTTCTGACACATATCTAACAGAATTAGCAGCATTTAACTCAAAACAAAATTTAAGTGGTTTATCCTCACCTGAGTTTATTGGAACTATAACTTCTCAGATAGATGGCGGTTTATTAAAGTTTGATTTTGAGAATGGAAGTCAGAATACAGTCGAAGTTAAGTCTAAAATGATTGCTGTAGATCCTGTTGGTCTAGGAACTACAACTTACAGATTTAAGAACTCTGTATTTGACCCAGATGGAACTGAGAGATCTGCTAGAATAGAAACTGTAAGTCAAGCAAAAGCAGGTATCGCTACCGTTTGCGGTATTGCTAGTATTAGAGATTTATCTGTTAAGTCAACAGTTCATGTTGCAATCGGTGATACTCAAACAATACAACAAATTTACCTATTAACTGATCCTTATAATCAACAAAACTTTATAACTGAGTTCCCATTAGCATCAATTGGTGCTACAATGGGAATAGGTACATTTGGATCTACATATAGACCTGACGGTCAAATCAATCTTGAGTTCCATCCATCTGTTTCTGGTATAGTTAGTGTTACTTCGTTTAACGAAATCTTCTATCTCAATAAAGATCCTAACGGTACTTTAGAAGGTATTGGTGAACTTACCTATGGATCTGCTTTTGAGAGCGTTGCACAAGCAGTATACTTAGGAATAAACAACAGAGATAGTAGATCATTTGCGATAACACATCAGGGTACTCCAATATATGCACAAGAAACCAACCCTGCTGACCCTAATGCTCTTATTAGAGATACAGGTACATTTAAACAAAAGCACTTCTTCCAGACTTTTGAGCAACTAATATACAAACCAGACTCAAACCTAATAGGTATTGGCGGTACTGCTCTAGTATATCAGACAGGTGCAGGTGTAACTGGATATCTTCCTGACCTTGTTTACGCAATAAGAGATAATGACGAAGAATATAGAATAGCATTAACTAAGAATGACGCAATAGCTGGTACTGCTGTTACCTTCTTACCTAACACAGGTGCGGGTAATAAGCACAGATTCTCAATGGCAAAGAGAGATTCTAAGACAATGGTAAGTATTAGCGGTCTTGTACAGAAACCAATTGCTTTCACATCAGTCAATTATGAACTAGATGTTCCTGTTGCAGGATTTGTTACCGCATTTGTACTAAGTGGTATAGGATCTATTCTATCTGGAGATCTTATTAGAATTGAAGATGAATATTCTATTGTAAGGAATGTTGGTTTAGGTACAACCAGTTTAGGTCCTGCGGTCGGTATAGGAACTTGGAGTCTAGTTGAAGTGGAAAGAGGTGCAGTTGGAACTGCTGCTACTCCACACGCTGCAGGAGAACCTGCTAGGATCTTTAGAGGGTCATATCAGATATTAGATAGTAATATACATTTCACACAAGCACCTCTTGGTGGAGACTTAGGTATAGTTAATCCAAATAACTTACCATATCCTAGAGCAACATTTGGTGGAAGAACATTCTTAAGGCAAGATTATCTTAAAAACCAATTGTTTGATGATATATCTAACTCATTTGACGGATTAGAAACTACCTATCCATTAACATCTACAGGTGCTGCTGTTACTGGTATTGGTACAACAGGTGGTAACGGTGTATTATTCATCAATAATATATTCCAAGCACCATTTAGTGAGAACAACCCAGATGCTAACTTTAAGATTATTGAACAGGCAGGTATTAGTTCTGTACAATTTACTGGTGTTAGTTCGCAAGGATTCTCGACACCGATAATAGACATTGGTGATGTCAATGAAAATCAATTACCGAGAGGTGGAATTATTATATCCGCAGGATCTACGCCAGGTAGAGGATATGCTCCATTCATAGGTGCAAAAGTATTCCCTGAGATAGATTCAAATGGTAATATTACAAATATTGTTGGAGTTCCTACTGTAGAGGGCACAGGATTCCAGATTAGCACCGCAAACTATGACAATGTAACAGGTATATTGTCAGTAACAACCGCAACAAATCATGGTTTAACTATTGATGATCAAATAAAACTTGTTGGATTATACTTTACATGTCCTAAAGATGATGTAGGAACTCCTACAAACTTTGTGTACAATCCTGCAACTGGCATATCAACAGTTACTTTAGCTAATCATGGATTGTCAAATGGAGATGCAATTAGTTTCAGAGCTAACTCATTGACTCTTAGTTGTACAATGGGAACTGGTAATAAGACATATCCTCGTCCAACTGATCCTCTTGCAGGTAATGGTCAATATCTAACGGTGTCTAATGTCACTACAAACACCTTCAGAGTTAATGTAGGTGCTGCAGGTAGTAATGTTTACTGGAACCCTACAGACGCAGACTACGATCCTAACGCAGGTATCATGACAGTAACCATTGGTACACATGATCTATATGTTGGTAAAGGTGTTGTAATACCTGACAACTCATTCTCATTTACTTGTTTACAAGATGGTAATACTTCTGTTAAGACATATCCTCGTGCTACTGACCCTGTATCGGGTGCATCTATTGATGTTGTCGCAGTTGGAACAGCAACAGCAAATATATCTACCGCAATTTACGATCCTACAGCAGGTATTTTGACAGCAACATCCGCAGGTCATAATCTCATGGTGGGTAATAGAATACAAATTGCGGGTAATTCTCTAACATTTACATGTAGTAAAGACAATCACGCAACTTATCACCCATATCCTAGACTAGGTGACCCAATAAGAGATAAATGGGTTGCGGTAGCAAGCACAACAGTTAATACATTCTCTATTGATGTGGGATCATCTAGCGGATTGTATCCTCATTATGATGCAAGTGAACATAGACTTTACTCTGTTGCTACGGGTGCGTTGATAAAACAAACGGGAACCATTGATCTTAATGTCGGTACAGGAGGAACTGGTACATCTGCACATACTTTTGTTAGTGCTGCTACAAGTTCAGTACAGCATTTACCACAATCTGCACATACATTTGTATCAGCAGCAACAAATGCCGTTCAAACTCTTAACTATGTTGGTGTTACAACTAACATCTTCCCTGATTATGATCAGTCTACTGATATAACACAGATTGTATCACCTACAATATTCAACACTTTTGTAGGACCTAGCACTATACCTCACATATACAATGGTGGTGGGTCACCATACGCATTTAAGTATTTGGATGATCTAACATTTGGTTCTGGTTATAATCAACTTTTAGGTACAGTATCAATAGGTGTATCTGATTCAGTAGGTACAGGAGCGACTATAACAGCAACTGTAGGTGCAGGTGGTTCATTAATCTTCAGTATTGGTGCTGCAGGAACTGATTACTCTAGTAATACAGAATTATTTGCTCCTGATCCTAACGGAGGTAATTTAGGAATACAAGGTCTTTACAGACTTGGACTAGGAAATACAACAACTACAGGTGTAGGTGCTTCTATTACAGTTGATATAATTGGAGTCAGCACTAATACAGGTGTGGGTGCTACATTGTTTGAAGTAAAAGAATGGGAGTTTAGTAAACCTGGTTATGGATTTAAGATAGGTGATAAATTCACATTAGCTGGGTTATCAACTGATCCTACTGCAGGTGATGAGTTTGAACAATTTGAAATAGAAGTTCTCAATATATTCAATGATGATATTTCTGCATATCAATTTGGTCAGTTAGATTATATTGACAATATCAAACCATTCCAAAATGGAAGAGATAAGAGATTCCCACTTTACTATGAGAACCAACTAGTAAGTTTTGAGAAAGATTTAGATGATCCACAATCTAGACTTATACAGTTAGATGCTGTTCTTTTAATATTTGTAAATGGTGTGCTTCAAGAACCTGGCATAAACTATGAGTTTAACGGAGGAACATCAATATCATTTGATGCTGCACCAACATCAGAGGATGATATATTCATATTCTTCTATAGAGGAACAGTTGGTCAAGATAGTTTTATATTTGATGTTAATGAAACTATTAAAGAAGGTGATATAATAGAATTATTCAAGAGTGCAGAACTTGAACTTAACAATGTTGCTAAAGATACAACTAATTTTGCACAGAGAGATGAAAGAATAATTCAAAGGATTGCAACAGCATCTATTGTTGAAACACCATTCTATCAAGGTAGTGGTGTTAACAATAATGATTTCAAACCACTAAGATGGAATAAACAAAAACAAGATATTGAGTATGGTGGTGGATTAATTTCTAAAGCAAGAGATCAAAGTGAGGCACAAATAACACCTATTTGTAATGTCATAGCATCTATTGCTTCTACTGACACATTCTTGTTTACTAATCATACAGAAAGATTTAGAGATCTTGATGGCAACTTAGCAGATCCATTTAGTTTATTCGTACAAGCTGCAAATGTAGGATTTGGAACTACTGCACAGGCAGGTGTTAACTATGAGGTTTGGGGTGATGTTACACCTGACAATAATAATGTTAAAGGTTATATTGGTCTTATTACTGGTATAACAACATCAGCAGGTATTGGAACTGATCTTGGTCTTGTATTACAGTTAGATACTAACAATCTAATTAATGAATTTAACTCATCTTATGTACAAGACCTAGAAGCAGGTTACCCAATCCAAGTTTATGGATCAGGAATACAACCTGTTGCAGGTGTGATTACAAGTATTGATAGTCATGATTCCGATATAGTCGGTATCAGCACCTTTGATGTGGACAATATATACTATGTCTCTGCTATATCTTGGGATGGTAGTTCTAGAACAGGTGTTATTACATGTAACATACACTCTGGAACTGATGTAAGTGGACTGGTTGGTGTTGGTTCAACACTGCATCCTGCAGCAAGATTAACATGGGGAAAATTCTCTGGAGCGTTAAGAAGCGTTGCATATCCTCTTGGTATATCTGTCAAAGGTTTGAATTACAATCAAGACCTAGACGAATGGCCAACCGCCAAGCGTATGAATATTGGGTTGCGTAATACTGGAGCACTCAATAAAACCTTATAAATATCAAAATAGTAAGACCCTTTTTATAGAATATTGCAATGGCAGCAATTATAACCGATCAATTTAGGATTATCAACGCTAACAACTTTATGAAAGATGTTACTAGCGGTGATAACTCTTACTATGCTTTTCTTGGATTAGCAAATCCTACAGTATCGGGATTCGGACGCACAGATACTTGGAATAGCACAACTATTCAACCGCCATCACCTGTAGATAGTATTAACTATAATAACCATGTATATGATACTATGCTTTTTGGAAGGAAAGTATTTCCTGGTGATGTAAGAAGATTAATTAGAAAAGTAAGTTGGACTAAAGGTACATCATACGACATGTATCGTCATGATTATAGCACAACTAATCGTTCTTTGGTATCTAACTCTAGTAGATTATATTCAGCAAATTATTATGTTATGAATAAGGACTTTAGAGTCTATGTTTGTATTAATAATGGATCTGCGGGTATAACTACGATTGCTAGTGCGTCATTAGATGAACCAGGTTTTACAGATTTGGAACCATCTGCTGCAGGTGTAAGTGGTGATGGTTATCTCTGGAAGTATATGTTTACAGTTCCTCCTGCGGATATTGTAAAATTTGACTCTACTGAATATGTTGCTGTTCCTAACGATTGGGAAACAACTATTGATGCAGATGTAAAGGTTGTTAGAGATAATGGTGACTCAACTGTTAATAATAATCAAATTAAGGTTGTATCTATAGATAATCCTGGCAGAGGATATAACTTCCTTTCTAGTCCTATAGAAGTTGATATATTAGGTGATGGGTCTGGAGGAAAAGTAAGAATCTTAACCAATACAAACGGTGAGATTATACAAGCACAAGTAACTCAAGGGGGACAAGGTTACAGTTATGGGCGTGTTGATCTATCTACTATTAATTCTAATGCTACGACTTTTGCAAAGTTAACACCTATTATACCACCAAGTTTAGGTCATGGGTTTAATGCGTACAAAGAGTTAGGAACTGATAAAGTTTTAATATACACTAGATTTGATGCATCATCTTATGACTTTGTACCTGATACAATATTTGGTCAGGTTGGATTAGTTAGAAATCCTCAAGCAGTTGGTGCTTCTGGAACTACCTTCTTACAAACATCAGAATTTTCTGCATTAAAATCAATTAAGTTTACAGGAGATACATCACAAGCTCTTGGCATTGGTACAGTTATAGAACAAAATATAACTGGTGTGGGAACTGCTAGAGGTTATGTTGCGTCTTACGATATTGATACGCAGGTAATTAAATATTTCCAAGATAGGACATTATCATTCAACCAATCACTATATGATCAGACTGATAGTAATGATGTTGCTAATCAAACTCCAGTCTTAGAATTTACATCAACTGCGAATGCTATTACTAGTACCGCATTTAGTGTTAATGTAGATACAACCTTCAGTGGCATATCTACTGTTACTCCTGCAGGTAGAACTGTTGATTTAGGAGTTCAATTTACAAATGGGATTGCCGATGCTGAGATAAATAAACGCAGCGGTGATTTAATTTATCTTGACAATAGACCCTCTATTACAAGAAATGAGCGTCAAAAAGAAGACATTAAAATCGTATTAGAGTTCTAAGAAGATGCCACAACAGACCAACCTCAACATAAGTCCTTATTACGACGACTTTGACAGAACCAAGAATTTTCATAGAGTTCTATTTAAACCAGGATTTCCTGTTCAAGCTCGTGAACTTACGACTATGCAGTCTATTCTGCAGAATCAAGTTGAACAATTTGGTAGTCATATATTTAAAGAAGGATCTGTTGTAGTACCTGGCGGTATTACTTTTGATCCAGAATATTTTGCAGTACAGTTAGACGGAACTCATTTAGGAACTGATGTTGAAGTATATCTAGGTGCACTTAAAGGTAAAAAGATAAAGGGTCAAAGTTCTGGTGTAGTAGCAAAGGTAATTAATTGTATAACTGCATCCGAATCTAATAATAATAATCCAACAATATATGTAAAATATATCTCACCAGGTCCTAGTGGATCTTTTGATTTTTTTGATAACTCAGAATTACTTATATTAGAGGATTCAGTAACTTATGGTAATACAACATTAAATTTAGGATCTTCTATAGCATCAACTATTACTGTAGATGCATGCCTAACAGGATCAGCAGCAAGTATAGCAAGTGGTGTTTATTTTGTAAGAGGTAGTTTCGTTAGAGTTAACGAACAGACACTTATATTAGATCAATATACAAATGATAGCACATACAGAGTAGGTTTGCAAGTTGTTGAGACAGAAGTTGCTGCAAAAGAAGATAACTCTTTATATGATAACGCAAAAGGATTTTCTAACTTTGCTGCACCAGGCGCTGACAGATTAAAGATAGAATTAATTCTTGCTAAAAAACCAATTACTGATTTTGATGATACTGACTTTATAGAAGTTGTTAGAGTCAGAGAAGGAACTATTGAGAAAGAAAATAATAACAACTCACAATATAATTTAATTTTAGATTATCTTGCAAAAAGAACACATGATGAATCTGGAGATTATGCACTAAAACCATTCATAGTTGATGTACAAGAAAGTTTAAATGATCGTCAAGGAAGTGGCGGTGTTTATTTTGAGAATGAAATTACAAGAGAAGGAAGAGAACCAAATGATGATATAACTGCTGTTAAAATATCACCAGGTACTGCGTATGTAAGGGGATATGAATTTTCTACACAAGGAGAGATAATTGACTGTCCTAAAGCAAGATTCTTAACAGAAGAATTTATTGAGCAGTCATTCACATTTAGATTAGGAAACAAACTTATAGTACAGGATGTCAATGGTAATCCTACACAGGGATCTACAATTGATTTGCAAAGTGGTATTAGTAGTTCTGTAATTGGGTCTGCAAAAGTATATAATTTTGCATTGTCAGATGCAAAGTATAAGGATAATTCAACTGAGTTTGATTTACATTTATTTGATGTACAATTATTTAATAATATAGAATTAAATGAGTATGCTACATGGCCAAGATCAATAACTATTGAAGGTGGTGAGAGTGGTGCTAGAGGTATTGCTGTTACTGCAGGAACTGCCAGTAGTTCAATAACAGTACAAAATGTATCTGGTAGATTTTTAGATGGAGAACAAATTATATTTACTAATGATTATAATCTAACAAGATCTGCACTTAAAGTAAACAGATATGATATTAACAATGTAGAGAATCTATCACAAACTGGATTCTATGCTAAGAAAAAATTATTTAATGTGCTACCTGTAGGATTTGATAAGACTGATCCTGTAGAAATTGCCACTAACGGAACTGTCACATGTCCTGGCAAAACATTTGAAGTATTCAAACCTAATCAAATTATAACATATACAGTACCTGCTGCATCTTTACCTAGTCGTAATGTTGTAACTGAAGTTGCTGCAGATGGCAGCACTATGAAACTAGCTGCACTAACATCAGTTCCACAAATATATAATGGAGCTTTACCTAGCAGCACATACACAGGTGCAATATTTTTAGGTCAACAACAGTTATCTAAAGAAGATAATTCTGGTTTATATCTACCACTTCCTAAAGCACCTATTGGTGAAGTAGACCTTACTGACGCAGAATTATTATTAAGTGATCAGGTAACAAATGAATCAACAGATGCTAATGGAGTATTAGTTGTAAACACTAGTGCTTTGAGTCTCAATGATGTTACTTTTGTAGCATTTGACCAAGAGAGATATCAAGTAACTTATAGTGATGGAACAATTGCAACGATAGACGATTCTCAAGTTGTCATAACAAGTGACACATTAACAATTAATAATTTACAATTCTCAGAGACTGGTATAGAAGTTAATGTAACTGTTGTTAAAAGTAATATTAGAAGTAAAGTAAAAGAATTTAAGAAGAGTCAGTCAGTTACTATAACAAGATCTTCTAATGCTGCATCTGGTTCTAATTCTAATATTAGTCTTAACGACGGATTAACAAATTCAGCACTCTATGGTTTAAGAGTACAAGATGCCGATATATCCTTAAATTGTCCTGATGCTGTAAATGTAGTTTGTATCTATGAATCATTAGATGCAAATGCTCCAATATTTGATAAGTTAGCATTTACATCAACTGACCCTATTTTCCAAAATGCTATTGTTGGTGAAAATATAATTGGTGAGACATCAAATGCTGTTGCTAGAATTGTAGAAGTTGATGCAGGTAATAGTAATATTAGTATTGTATATCAAACTCTTGATAAATTTACTCTTCTTGAAAATTTAACATTCAGTGAATCTAATTCTACTGCAGTTTTACAAAATATTATTAACGGTAAGTTTAAAGATATTACAGATAGTTATCTTTTAGATAAGGGTCAGAAAGAGCAATATTATGGATATTCTTTCATATCAAGACTTAATGATAATTATATACCAACAAAACAAATTACAGTTATATTTGATAAGTATGATATTCCATCTACAGATACTGGAGATGTATTTACTGTTGCTAGTTATGACCCAGAGAGATTTACTAAGGATGTCCCTGAGATTGGTATAGGTTTAAAGAGAGCAACTGATACACTTGATTTTAGACCAAGAGTTCCTGCTTACGATCCTTCAACTGCAGTATACAGTCCATTTGATCCTTGGAATAGAAATAATATTTTAGGCACTACAAGAACACTAACACCAAACGAATCTTCTAAATTTAAGTTTAAACACTATCTTGCCAGAATGGACAAGTTAGTTCTTAAACCTAGCGATGGTATGGTATTGCTTCAAGGTGTAGATCAAGAAGTTCCTCAACCACCTGCTGATCAACCAGATGCTATGACGATAGCAACTATTGTTTGGCCACCATATACATTTGATGTTGAAGATGTACAAATATTCCTAGTTGATAATCGTAGATACACAATGCGTGACATTGGTGTAATTGAAGATAGAGTGCAACATCTAGAGAATGTTACAACACTATCTTTCTTAGAGCAAAAAATTGAGAATTTACAAATTAAAGATGCTGATGGACTTGATAGATTTAAGAGTGGATTCTTTGCAGACTCATTTAAGAGTAGAGATTTAACTGATCCTGCATCACCTGTTGATATTGATATTAAAAAAGGCATGATGATGCCATTAAAAGATTTCAATTCAATAGATGTTAATCCAGTCCCATCATCAGAAGTTCCTCCTGAGCAATTAGATAATGAAGTAGACTATGCTTTATTAGATGAGAATACTCAGAAAACTGGTAGAATGGTTTCTCTTAAGTATGAAGAAGTACCAATGGTTGAACAAACTTTTGCTACTAGAGTAGAAAACTTAAACCCATTCTTAGTCCACGATTATACAGGTACATTAAAATTAAATCCTACAAGTGATAACTGGATTAATACTGTAAACACAACAGGAGTAACAAAGACTAAAACCATTAAGAGACAAAATGTAGATACTAGAGTTAGTCTAACAGAAATAAATGGTGGATTTGGTGAAGATGCATTATCATTAACTTCTAGAGATAGTGTTCAAAAAGTTGAAAGAGATGATATTACATCAGAAAATACTTTTATAGAAAGTGAGACATTTGATCCTTTCATAAGATCAAGAAATATAGAATATAGAGCAAGTGGATTAAGACCAAACTCTAGATATTATCAATTCTTTGATGATCTAGGAAATGTAGATGTTGTCCCTAAAATTATAGGTGTCGATAATGTTGTTGGTGCATTTTCTGTTGGAGAAACAATTACAGCATTAGTTAATGGTGAGACATATCGTTTTAGACTTTGTAGACCAGATCATAAAAAAGGACCTTTCGCTGCTCCTACAAAAACATATCAAACAAATCCTTTAGATATAAACGAGACATTACCTACAGCATATTCACAGGGTTCTACTGTAATTAATATTGATACTGCAGCACTTGCTCAATCAGCACAAGGAGACTTCTTTGGTTTCCTTCCTGTAGGAACTGTGGTGGCAGGACAGACTAGTGGTGCACAGGCAACAATTAGAAATCTAACATTAAATTCAGATGGATTTGGTGATTTAATTGCTGCCATGTGGATTAGAGATCCATATTCAACACCAGAACCACTTGCAAAAATTAGATCTGGTGAGAGAGAAGTTAAGGTTACTACTGATAATAATAACTTAGAAGATATTAGAGGTGGAACAACTATATCAGATGCAACTGCTATATTTTCTGCAACAGGAACTACAAGAGTCATACAAACTGATGTAAGTGTAACAACATTAGAGACTACAACAATACAAAGAGATGTAACTATTACATTTACTAATAGAACAACTCCACCACCTCCACCACCTCCTGCACCTGTTATAATCAGACAAGAGGTAGTAGTAGAAGCTCCACAAAGAGGAAGAAGAAGTCGTTGGAGAAGAAGGAATAGATGGAGGAGAAGATTACGAAGGAGAAGGAGAAGAGGAAGAAGAGGAAGGAGAGGTGGAAGAGATCCCTTGGCACAATCATTCAGAGTGGGTGAGGAAGGAGCATATGTAACATCAGTTGACATATTCTTCGCTGAGGTTGAAGATCCAGCTGTGCCTTGGTGGGTAGAAATAAGAACAATGGAAGTGGGATTACCAACAGAACAATTGGTATCTCCTGATGCTAGAGTTGATTTAGATGCTAGTGAAGCATTAGTTTCTTCTGATGCATCAGTTCCAACTAATATTGCATTCCCATGTCCAATATACTTAGAACCTGATACAGAATACTGTTTTGTTGTAGGATCACCTTTCAACACATACGAAGTATTTACAGCAGAGATGGGTCAGACTGCTCTGAACGCACAGCAGTTACCTGCAGCAGCAGGAAATGTTTATAGTAACCAGTTCTCA